AATGCTATCGTCGGCATCAAAAAGAGACACCAGCTACCGGTTGAGCAGGGTAACCCCTTGCTTAGACGTGTGGCCAGGGCTCGATTTGAGATCGAGATGGATAAAATCGCGGCATTCCATAGAGGACACGTCGGTCAATGCGACCTACAGACGTTTGTTGATGGTTACTCAGGTAGGATGGGTGACAGATACAAACAAGCTTTGTTGGATTATTGTTCGCGAGGGTTAAACGACTCAGATTCGCACGTTTTGGCGTTCGTCAAGGCAGAACGTGTGTTGGACTATGTCGTTGACCCGGAGGCTAAAGTGGTTGATCCACGAATAATACATCCAAGAAAGCCTGTCTTCAACCTATTGTTGGGTTCGTACTTGTCAGGTGTTGAAAAGCACATGTCTGGTATGACTCACAATGGGTTGAGGATTACTTGTAAAGAACTGAATCTCGAACAGCGAGCATCTTTAGTGTTGCAGCATGTTGGCAGCATTGGAGACTGCTTTGTCTACGAGCTAGACGGGAAACGATTTGATGGACATGTGAATCCATATTCTCTCTCACGGGAGCACATGGTTTACAAAGAAATCTATCGTGGCGATGGTTTGCTAAGCCGCTTGTTAGGTCTACAAGCAAGAAGCAAATGTCGGCTTCCCGGAGGCTATAGTTACACCTTGACTTCCCGTTGCTCAGGCGACTGGAACACGTCATTGGGTAACCATACTCTGATGATAGCAATGGTTCGAAGTTCCATGGTACGCTATGCGAACGAGGACTGGAGCTTCATCTGTGACGGAGACAATGTAGTGATCCTAGTGTCAAAACGCATCAAACTGGATATTGATGCGCTTGTTGAACACTTTAAGTGTCTCGGACAACTTGTGGAATTGACAGAAACTACGATTGAAAGGTTGGAGTTCTGTCGTTCCCGCATATACTACGGTCCTGCAGGTACTGTGTTTACTAGAAATCCACGGAGAATTTTGGGTGGAATACTTACTGTATACAGATACTTGGACAAACTGGATAGCTACCTACATTGTATTCTCTTAGGGGAATCACATGTTAGTGCAGGCGTTCCAATTGTACAGGAGTATGTGCACAAGTGTCTCGATCTGTTGGAAGCGCGCGGGAATGTAGACAAGTCATTCAAGCCTGACCAGTCGGCTTATGACAGAGTTTACAGATTTGCTGGAGTTAGCAATAGACACCCAGTGGTCAAGTATAGTGTGGAACAACTGCACTCATATTTGGACGCATGGGAAATTGACATTGTTGACTACCACGCTGTGCTCACACTGATCGATAGTTTCGATCTATCATTTATTGCCTATAAATGGTAGTTGTTTCTGCAGTGAACTGCCACCTTGTTCACTGTACCTGACGATAGGTGGCCTACGCGAAATGGCGGGTTAGTGTCCGTCTGGGTAGCGCTAGTGTGAGACATGATGTGGTCAAAGTTGGATGTCCTCTTCGACCGTGTACCAGGTCCTCTCTGTGCAGGTCGTTATTGATGGAAGGTCTATTGGTCCCAGTAGGGACACGGCCGATGCTGTTATGGCGCACCGTATAGCATTACCGGCAGAGGTGGGATCTGGGTTAGGTCTGCGTTCGGGTTATAACCAACATTGTCTATTTGTAACATCCGGTTGGCCAGCATATTAGGTATGCACAGGAGTGGCGTTCTGTGCTCGAAGTATGTGTGGGCAGGCGGTTGTAACGTCTGGGCTTTGTACATAAATGCACAGCGTAAGACAGTCCAAACACCACAAGCAACCTTGAACCACCCGTATTGTGTGGGCATTGTTCCGAACTGAACGCATAGGGGAGGAACAATGCTAAAGCATGACATTGAAGTAATGCCAATGCATGTGGCAACACCCACTGCGTAGGAGTTCAAGTAGTACGAAATGGCTATGGACGACACCTAAGATGCCAACTACCCATGCAGTTTGCTAGAGCTGTGATGTCTCTCCACAAGTTAACCCT